CGGATATAAATTAGTGGGAATAGACGCAAGTGGACTAGAATTAAGAATATTATCTCACTACATGAACAATAAGGAGTATATAAATGAAGTCATTAATGGAGATATACACACTACAAATCAAACTCTTGCAGGGTTGGAAAGCAGAGATACTGCAAAAACATTTATCTATGCGTTCATTTATGGAGCAGGTAACAAAAAACTCGGAAGTATCTGTGGAAGGAATGAAAGCTATGGAAAGCAGATTAAAGAAAGATTTCTTAAGTCTTTACCAAGTCTTAAGAGGTTGCGAGATAGAGTGGACCTCGCTTGTAGAAAAGGATACCTCAAAGGAATCGACCAAAGAAACCTCATCATCAGACAAAAACACTCAGCAGTCAACACCCTCATCCAAGGAGCAGGGGCAATAGCAATGAAGAAAGCATTAGTATTATTAGATAAAGAGATTAGTAAAAATAATATTGATGCATTGCCAGTAGCTAATGTACATGATGAGTTTCAATATCAAGTAAAAGAAAGTCAAGCAGATAAACTAGGACAACTTGCAGTTCAATCAATTACAAATGCAGGTATTGATTTAAATATAAGATGTCCATTAACAGGGGAGTATAAAGTTGGAAACAATTGGAAAGAAACACACTAAAACATTAGATACTTTAGTTCCCGATATAAATAATTTACTAAGTAATCTTGGAGATGGTAAAAAATTAAAAGTATCAGATGAACAATTAAATAAATTTTTAGATAATATTAAAGATGCAATTGTTGATTGGACTAATCCAGTTAAACAAGATAGAAGTTCTTTAAGAATGTCTATACTTGGAAGACCAGTAAGACAACTTTGGTATGATAAACATAAACCAATTAAAAAAGAAAAATCTAATCCTTCTTTACAATTAAAGTTTTTATATGGACATTTACTTGAACATCTTGTTTTATTCTTAACTGATTTAGCAGGGCATAAAGTAACAGACCAACAAAAAAAAGTTAGTGTTGATGGTATTGTTGGTCATATGGATAGTAAGATTGATGGTGAAGTTGTAGATGTTAAGACTGCTTCATCATATTCATTTAAAAAGTTTGAACAAGGTACACTTGCAGAGGATGACCCTTTTGGATATATTGCACAGCTAACAGGTTATGAAGAGAATGAAAAAACAAAACAAGGTGGATTTCTTGCAATCAATAAATCAACTGGACAACTCGCTTTATATAGACCAGATGATTTAACAAAACCAAATATTAAAACTTTAATTAAAGATGTTAAAGAAAAATTAGAATCAAAAGAAGTTCCACCTAAATGTTATGAACCAATACCACATGAAAAAGCAGGTAATATGAAACTTCCTGCGGGTTGTGTATTCTGTTCACATAAGGTTGAGTGTCATAAAGATACTAATGAAGGTAAAGGATTACGAGCATTTAAATATGCAAGTGGTAATATTTATTTTACAAAGGTTGTTAAAGAACCTAAAGTGGAAGAGGTGAAGATAATAGAAAAATAATTTATGTTAAAACACAAGCATTTGTTAGTAAGAGCAGAAGTTTTAGAACCACCTAAAGATTTAAAGTCAACTAGACTTTGGCTAAAGAAACTAATAAAAGATATAGATATGAAAATACTTGGTGGTCCATATCTAAAATATTGTGAGAACATAGGTAACAGAGGATTAACTGCAGTTACTATTATAGAAACTTCTCATATAGCAATGCATGTTTGGGATGAAGATAACCCCGCACTAATTCAACTTGATGTTTATTCTTGTAAAGATTTGGATGAAGAGATTGTTTTTTCTTATCTTTATAAGTTTATGCCAGTCAGAATGAGTTATAGATATTTTGACAGAGAAACTAATTTTAAATTAATAAAGGTACAAAATGAATACAAAGCAAATAAAAAAAATTAGAAGAAAAGCTAAAACTATTATGGTTCAATGGCTTCATTCTTTACTACCAGAACACGAAAAGAAACTGATTAACGAAAAGAATGTACTAGACTTAGCACCTAAACAAACCCATTATGTATTTCAAAATCAAGTGCGACTATCTGCGTGGTCATATAAGTGGATAATTAAGAAGCTTAAACGAAATCCGGACTTGACATTTGAGCAACTTGATGCTATAATAAAGGGTACTGAAAATATTCCAAGTGGCATTAAGAGATGGTAAAATACAGGAGCAAATTTGAGAAACAAGTTATTACAAGCTTACCTAAAAAAGTTAAATACTATTATGAGTATAAGAAACTAAGCTATGTTCAACCGGCTATTCTTCGGTCTTATCTTCCCGACTTGTATTTTCCTAACACTAATATCTTTGTTGAGTTAAAGGGTAGATTTACTTTAGCTGACAGAAAAAAACATCTGTATCTAAAAAGTACAGGTGACTACGATATTCGTTTATGTTTTCAAAATGCAAATGTAAAGATAAATAAAAATTCTAAAACTACTTATGCTGATTGGTGTAGAAAGTTTAAAATTAAATTTTGTGACAAGGTAATACCGAAAGGATGGATGACAAAGTGATGGAAAGTGGAAAAGCTTATATAGTATTTACACCTATAGGTATAGGTAAAACAAAAAAGATTGATATTGAATTAATTAATCTTGTTGAAGGCGACAGACAAGTTATGTCTTTAGCCCAAGGTGTTTGGTGGTTTGCTAAAAGAAATGCACCTTTAGCAACTTACATAGGAATGAAAGAAATAGAAAAAATGATGATAGAGGATATGATAGATGACGAAAAAAAACATAACTAAAGAATATTTAGAGACAGCAGTTAAATTAATTACAGGACCAAGAGCAAATGATTATGGTGATAAAGTTATTAATCATAATAATATTGCAAAACTTTGGTCAGCATATTTAGATGTTCCAATTACAGGACATGATGTTGCAATCTGTATGACACTTTTAAAAATTGCAAGAGCAAAGTTTGGTGACCCGAAACCAGATACTTATATAGATGCGTCAGCATATATGTCAATAGCGGGAGAATGTAAGGAGAGAGAAAATGAAAATTAAAATAGATTTAGAAAAAGATAATAACTTAACACCATTTGGTATAGCAACAGTACAAGATAGATATTTAGATAAGAATGAAACATCACCGCAACATGCTTTTGCTCGGGCTTCTAAATATGGTGCTACATATAGAGGTAAAACAGATTGGGATATGGCACAAAGATTATATGATTATGCTAGTAATTTATGGTTTGGTTTTTCTTCTCCTATACTTTCTAATGCAGGTACAAAAAAAGGATTACCTATTTCTTGTTTCTTAAATTATGTTCCCGATAGTAGAGGTGGTTTATCTTCTCACTATGATGAAAACATTTGGTTAGCTAGTAATGGTGGTGGTATTGGTGGATATTGGGGTGATGTAAGAAGTGATGGTACTTCTACTTCTCATGGTTCTAAATCAACTGGGTCAATACCTTTTATGAGAGTTGTTGATAGTCAGATGTTAGCATTTAATCAAGGAACAACAAGAAGAGGAAGCTATGCTTGTTACATGGATATATCTCATCCAGAGATTGAAGAGTTTTTATTTATGCGTAAGTCTTCTGGTGGTGACGCAAACAGAAAATGTCTTAACCTTCATCATGGTATTAATATTACTGATGACTTTATGACTGCAGTTAATAAGAATATAGATTGGAAACTTATTGACCCGCATTCAAAAAAAGTAGCTAAGTCTATTAATGCTAGAGAATTATGGAGATTAATTTTAGAAACAAGACATGAAACTGGTGAACCTTATTTACATTTTGTAGATACTTCTAATAGAAGTTTGCCAGAGACACAAAAAAAATTAGGATTAAGTATTAAACAATCTAATCTTTGTAGTGAAATAACTTTACCTACAGATGAAGATAGAACAGCAGTTTGTTGTTTATCAAGTGTCAACCTTGCTAAGTATGATGAATGGTCAACATCACCTACATTTATTCCAGATATGGTACGAATGTTAGATAATGTTCTTGAACATTTTATTCAAGCAACATATGATTTTTCATATGATTACAAAGGTGATGTATTAGAAATGAAAGTTAAAAAAGGTATGGAAGGATTTACTAAAGCAGGTTATAGTGCATACAGAGAAAGAAGTTTAGGTCTTGGTGCTATGGGATTTCATACTTATTTACAAAAATTAAATGTACCATTTGAAGGACCAATAGCTACAGGTCAAAACTTAAAAATGTTTAGACAGATAAAAGATTTAGCTAATAAAACTTCAATGGAGTTAGCAGAAGAAAGAGGTGAAGCACCAGATATGGAAGGAACAGGAATGCGTAATGCACACTTGTTAGCTATTGCACCTAATGCTACATCATCAATTATTTGTGGAGGAACTAGTCCTTCAATAGAACCGATTAGAGCAAATGTATTTATACATAAAACTTTAAATGGTTCATTCCAAGTAAGGAATAGACAACTTCACAATTTATTAAAACAGAAATGGAACAATTCGGAGGAACTTCAAAAAGAATATGATAGTGATTACCAACATTTCAAAGATAAAATCTGGCAAAGTATTAGTGAGAATACTGGTTCAGTAAAACACCTTGACTTTTTAACTGATTTAGAAAAGGATGTTTTTAAAACTGCAGATGAGATAGACCAGAATTGGATTATCGAACATGCATCCAAGAGACAAGAATTTATTTGTCAAGCACAATCAGTTAACTTATTCTTTGTTGCACCAAGAGTACAAGCAAAACAAGAAGACCATGATAACTTTTTAAGGTACACTAA